ACAAGATCTCAGCGGATCCGTTCATCCCTGACCGTAACGTGGCTTCCTCCGCGAGTGTTTACATCGTGGTGGACCACCCGGTCAACGGATTTACGAACACTGAGGTTAAGCAGCTGGTGGACGGTTTTACCGCCTACCTCACTGCTTCGTCGGGGGCCAAGGTCATTTAGTTGTTGGGTGGTGAGAACTAGTACTTCAGTTCTCCCTGTGTCTTCAAGCGTTCCTCGCTGAGGAGCAAGAGGTTTCCACGTTTCTGTGGACCTGTCCTTGCGGACAGGTCTACGTCGCGTGGGAGCTGCGAGCTCTGACTGCGGGGGCGCTTGGGGACGCGCCATGGGCCGGGAATTCTGCCAACCTCCCATATGTAGAGAGGCGCCAGATGAAAAGCCCGATCATGCTTCTGCACGTGCTGCTCGAAGAACTGGGCAGCCAATGCGGCGTGAGCACCAGCCGCGATCTCAAAACGATCGCGGCGCGCGTTGAAGGTGAGGGTGAGTCGTTCTTGACGCTCACACTCCCCCAATTCTGCAAGGACCTCGAAAAAGGTCTCGAGCAGGGTAGGGTCACCGACGATCTGTGGACCGGCTTCCGCCGGAACTCACAGACAGGGCTCCCCCGATTTCTCGGAGGTTTCCTTCGGCTCGTCTTCAACGATGGAGATGGCAGGCTGCTGGATGACGCTTCACCCGAAGCGCTGTTTGCTGTGAGACAGACTTGTCTGTTCTTCAGCAAGATCGAGCTGCCCTGTACGCCCAAAAGGACGCAGGCAGCGTTCGATCGTTTCATCCAGACAGAGATGGAGGTACGAGATGCCGACCGTAACTGGTCAGCAGATAGTCGCGATCGTTTTGATCGCGTCTCTCGCCTGCTTTGGAGCAATCTTTTCAGTCGCGTGGACAATCAAATCCGCGCGGCTGGAGTGCTACCAAAGCACGGACCGGGTCAGACTGCAGACCGACTCACGGGAAACCGTAAGTTCAACCAGAGTCTGTGGACCAGCCGGCTGGAAGACGTCTTCCCTGCAAGGGAGAACGTAGTCCCGTCGGATCACCCTCGGTACTGGGAAGTACTCGAGGGGATGTCCGTCCTCTCGCCCGGGGACGAGTTACCTGTTCGGGTAACTGATGTCCCCAAGACGCTCAAGACACCTCGCATCATTGCAATTGAGCCTACGTGCATGCAATATGCACAGCAGGCTGTTGCTGAACCTCTTGTAAAACTACTTGAGAGTGATTCACTCACAGGTAGCATGGTCGGTTTTACTGACCAGCGCCCGAACCAAAACATGGCTCGGAAGGGGTCCATCGATGGGTCACTTGCCACACTAGATCTTAGTGAGGCTAGCGATCGTGTCTCGAATCTGCTCGTTGAGATCATGCTGCAAGGCTACACACATCTTCGAGATGCTGTGCAGTCCTGCCGCTCTCTTCAAGCGGATGTGCCTGTTCACGGATTAATTCCGTTGAACAAGTTCGCATCCATGGGTTCAGCTCTTTGCTTTCCCATTGAGGCGATGGTCTTTACGACAGTCGCACTCATCGGGATTGAAAAGAGCCAAGAACGCCC